GCTGTACGAGCTCTGTGTGATACGTGGTTCCAGGAGGTGACCAGCCTCCGGGCTGTACAAATGCCCCCGACCCCGTCTCACCATCACTTACCCGCCATCCAAGGCGGGGGTCTGAGCACGATGCCTTCGGCCAGCTGCTTCTTACGGGAGGTTCCCTGTAGTGGGATTCAACTCAAACCGGGTAGACAGCGTGGGCGATGGAATTACTCAGATCACTCCTTTCGACCGTACGCGGTCGTGTGTGCGTGCACACAAGGGAGAGAAGTGGTGATTAGGGACCAAGGACAAGCCTGTCCGTTCAGGTTCCAACACAGAGTTCGACAGTAGTGCGTCGAAGCTACCCCTTCTTGCCTGATGAGAGGGGTTCATCCTCGCGAAACTATCGCGAAAGGTAGCGAACTGCTACGGGAATGACGCGGTAGCGTCTCTCCAGCTCCCCTAAGGCAATGGGGGGCGGTAGGGCGTCCAGGTGCTTCTGGTAGTACTGCCAGCACTTAGCATTCTGGACCAGACCTTCTGCAAGGAAGTCCGATTCGTGATCGTACGCTTGTAGCATGTTCATTGAGATCCCAGGAGTCATGAACAAGGCCCAAAGATAGAGGGGCTTAAGGTCGTAGTGTGGATTGGGGGCAGACGCCCAACGCCAATCTGGAAGATTAACACTAGCCCGGAGAAGAGACTCGGCAAGCTTGTGCAGCTGCATAGCCACAGGTTGCCGGATCACAGTAGGCTGAGGAGCATGACGGTGTGTGCGATACAACATCGCACGGATGACTCGCAAGTCATCACGGGAAGGCGCAAATTTCCCGACGGGTTGCAACCCGACACCACCGAATTCGACGGGCACGAACCAAGGCATCCGATGACGTGTTGCCATTTGGAGTGCGTCGTAATTGTGATTGATGAATGACTTCGTGAGGCGCTCTGGATCGACGCAGCCATTCGACAGACGCAGGAGCTCTGCGTGCTTTGCCGACAAGTCCCAATCACCCATGTCCGGAATCAGACTCTGTTTCCCACCGGAACGCTTGAGGCCCTTAAGAAGGCCAAAGTTGACGTAGCCAGTCTGGATGAAGCGAGGTTCATCAGGTTCCGCATCCTCGACCACGAGAAAGTTGGTCGAGTTCACGTTTGCGAACTCTCGGGAGTAGTAACATTTTCCTACTGACTCCTCCAGACCGGCCATGCCAGAAATCAAGCGCCAAATCGTTCGTCCTCTCGGAGAAAGAGGGAACAGACAATCATCTCCATTGATCAGGAGAGGAAGCACATCGGACCAGCCCTTCTGTCGAATGCCAGCAACAGTAGTGTCGTTGCGGCGGGCAAAGGGTGTCCTCACTGCGCCTCTATCCAGCGAGATAGCCGTACGGCAGACAGCTGCGTTGACAACGCACAAAATTGGGAAAGAAACAATGCTTCCCATAAGCTGTCCGGCGGCTTGCTCCTTGATCTCACCGGTGACTGGATGTGTCATCCAATGTCCAGTCAACGCACGGAGCCCCAATTCCCTGAGGAAATCAGGAATCGAGGCCTCTTCGCAGATGGCAAGCCATGCTGCCTCGGAGAGTTCCCGGCGTAAATTGTCTGTAGCGGCCTTGTAATCACCACTGAGGTAGGCCATATCCTTCTCCAACTCCACTCCCAATACTTCTTCCAGAATGTCAGCGTTGACAGATCGCCCGATCAATTGAAGGCAGGGATGTCCCTTCAAGACCGTCCACATGAACTTCTGCAAAGGTTTCAAGCAGAAATAGTGAAGAGGCGGTCCCTTGGAGATCACCCTAACCTTCAGGGCTTCCGGAAGTGCAACCAACTCAGTGAGGGGCTCCTCGGAAAGAGTCCTCTTACAGACATCGAAGTACAGATCTGTAAACCTAGAAGTTAGGTCCTCATAGTTAGTGCACAAGTAAAGGGGTTCGAACGACCCGTCCTGCGAAATGCGTTCTTCCGAGATCACGTAGCCCGGTCGCGTCTGGGGAAGTGTCCAGCGACCCGTGGTATGCCAGCTACGTTCCCAACTATCCACCTGCTCTGGTGTAAGTTGAGACATGCGTTCAAATTGTGGTAAGACGTCCTCACTCTCTTTGAGCAGACCAAGCTCAGAAAGGAGTCCGACTGTCCCAAATTTCGAACGTGTGTTCGTGTAGTTAGCACTCATACTCGGCATGAAAGCCTCGCAGACTTTGCTGGGATCAAAGCGTTGTCCCGCAAAGAGCTCCCGCGCAGCGGCGCGGACCTCCGTCAGCAAATTGTTGAAAGTGAAGGGCTGATCAATTCCAGGCAGTTGGACTTCTGCAATAGGCACTGTCGCAGTTGTCAGGACTTGGAATGTCTCGAGCTTGGCCGAATCCAGGGCCGATTCATCTGGCCTTTCGAGACCTTTCTTCAACAGAAGGATCGAGTTCATCAACTCGAATCTCTCCTTCGTGGTAGATGTACGCAAACGTCGTCTGATGAAGCGCTGAGCTTCACCAGAGAGCAAACAGTCGGGTCTGTCTAGACCTTTTGTTGGCTGTTTCGGCAGTTCCTGACCGCCGGCCTGCGACGCGAAGAACGCAGCGAGCTTGTACTTTGCCCACTTCATCCATCCGCACTGCACCACGTGCTGCATCCACAAACCGTGAGACTTCTTCAGCGAATAACCCTTGCTGTCGAAGCCCCATAGTTCCAAGAGGCGCACCAGAGTGGACAGGATTGACATAACTTTGTCACTATCACACTCCTCCTTACCCTTAACCGAAGGGGGATTACCTTCGGGAAGTTTCGCATCTAGACCAACGATGCACGACTCCCTATCATGTCGCTTACTCATGTTGAGCGAGGTTCGATTGTCTTTGATAACAA